CTATCAGATGAGCTTGGGTCTAAGATGGATATCACATCTGGCTGGAGAAGTCAACAATATAATGAAGAAATTGGAGCTCCACCGGAATCATCTCATATGAGTGGTAAAGTCGTAGACATCAAGGCAACGGGTGATGATGAAGAAACATTTACAAATACAGCCATAAAGGTAGGTTTTAAACACGTAAGGTTCTTAGATTCGGGTGATATACACCTTGATATAAGAAGGAGACCATCGTAATGCCACTGACAACATTAGACGCCAGGGATCTCTTTACCCCGGTCACTAAAAAGGTATCTCTGTATCAAGATTTTTCAAAAGATCTTGCTCAGAGTCCTCTTTCTGCTGACATCGTCATGTTGAAAGATGAGGACGCAGTGAAAGATGCAATCAAAAATCTTTTACTGACGGACCCAGGTGAAAGACCTATGCAACCATTCCTCGGTGGTGGCATCCGTGAATTGCTTTTCGAAAATATTACCCCATCTACACTGAAATTATTAAAAGATAAAATAACATCAACCATTGAATTGTATGAGCCAAGAGCAGAACTTATAGATGTTTCTGTTCGGTCAGAAATTGATGATAATACAGTTGGTGTTGTCATTCAATTTTATATTCGCAACAGACAACAGCCGATCACACTCGATGTGATTTTAGAAAGGATTAGATAAATGGCAGACGTCAAGACACCAATCACAGAACTGGACTTTGATGGGATCAAAACCCAATTAAAGACATATCTGCAAACACAGACACAGTTCAAAGACTATAATTTTGAAGGGTCGAATCTGAGTGCACTGCTCGATGTCCTTTCGTATAATACGTTTATGAATAATTATTATACGAACATGGCAATCAACGAAATGTTCCTCGACACCGCCTCAATCAAAAACTCAATTGTCTCCCATGCTAAAGAATTAAACTATCTACCAAGATCCCGAAGATCTGCAAGAGCAGAAGTTATCGTTACGATCACTGATGAGACAGAGACTGCTCAAACACTCACGATTCCACGATATAGTATTTTTCAGGCAACATATCTTGGTGAGGCATTCCAGTTTGTCACAGACGAAACATATATTGCCAAGAGAATAGCTGCCGGTGTTTATCAAACAGAAACGATTACACTATTCGAAGGTCAGATGCTAGAAAGCTTCCAGAGAGAAGGCTTCATTGTTGATGCAGATGGTGTGCTCAGGGTAGCACTTTCTAATGATAATGTCGATACAGATTCATTGGTGGTATTCGTTGATGCTGAGGCGACAGACGATCAAAATGTTTTCACAAGGGCAAATGACATATTTGGTGTCGGGCCAACGGACAAGGTATTTTATGTAGAGCCTTATTTTGATAATCGATATAGTGTTTATTTCGGTGGGAATAAATTCGGTGCACAGCCAGAGGAATTTGAGGATGTTCGTGTTCGATATAGAATCTGTTCTGGTGAAGAAGGTAATAAAATTTCTGCATTCACAGCTTCATTCATAGAAGGGGCATCGATCTCAGTCGAGACGGTGACTCCTTCTACGGGTGGAGCCGAACGTGAATCGATGGAATCTATTCGATTCAATGCTCCTAAGTCAATTCAAATTCAAGAAAGGGCTGTTACCACAAAGGATTACGAAATCCTTCTCAAGCAACAATTCCCAGAAATCACGGCAGTATCTGTGTACGGTGGTGATGAGTTAGATCCACCACAGTTTGGTAAGGTCGCGGTTTCGGTATATCTTTCAGACGATACGACAATTATTTCCCAGACACTTGCTAATTCTTATCTTGAATATTTGGCGGATAGATCTCCATTGTCCATCGAACCTATATTTGTTCAAACAGAATTCGTATATGCTGACATGATCGTGGACGTATCCTACACTGGTAAGCAAACAAGTAGATCTGCCAGTGAATTAGAAACCTTGGTACGTAATGCAATCGGTACCTTTTCTGACGACACCCTTGAAGACTTCGATAAGACATTAAGAGTGTCTAAGCTTTCAAGTGCAATCGATAGTATTGACACTGCAATTAAGAGCACTAGCCTCGAGATTAAACCTATCATCGAATATGCCCCAGCACTGAATGTAAAAGGCAATCCACGATTTCAGTTTAATGCTCCTCTCGTTAGGCCATATCCCTTTAGAGATGAGAACGGATTCCCAGACTATAAGCCGGCAATCAAGAGTAGTCCTTATGACGTAGATGATGTTTGCGTATACATTCAAGACGATGGCTTGGGTAATATTCAGATCGTCGTTGATGATCCGGCCAATCCTCAGGTCATTAATCCAAAAGCCGGTACTGTAGATTATGATACTGGTGAGGTTAGATTGGTTGACTTTGTTGTTCAACGATTCGATGGGTCTGGTATTAAGGTCACGGCAAACACCAAAGACCAAGATGTCAAATCACCAAAGGGTCGTGTATTCATTATCCGCGACACTGACGTAACTGTCAATATGAATCTAGTCGAAGCAAAAGAGGCTACGATTAATCAGGCCAAGACCTATAATTAATACGGTAAAGTAAAATGGTTGGCATTGTAGACAAAAATGTATCTCTCTTCGTAGAAAGTCAATACCCCGCTATCTATAAGGAAAGCGGACAGGAATTGATTGCACTCACGAAAGAATACTACAAGTGGTTGGAAGAGACCACGAACCAATCTACCTATAATGCTCGTAGGATGTTTGAGTATCGTGATATCGCGACCACTCAAAATGAGATGTTACTTTACTTTAAAAACAAATATATGGCAGATCTTCCCCTTGATGAAGCAGGGGTAAAGGTACTAGTTCGAAATATCCTTGATCTATATCAACGTAAAGGTTCGGCTTCTGGCATTAAGCTTTTCTTCCAAATGTTTTACAATAAGGATGTTGAGGTCGTTTATCCTGCAGCGAATATGCTCAAGGTATCCGACTCTAAATGGAAGACCGGTAATTATCTGCAGATGTACCCAAATAATAATCAATTCTTTTCACCCACCGGTGAACAGTACGATTATAGTACACTTCTTTCTCGTAATATTACAGGATCGTTTTCTGGAGCAAAGGCTGCGGTCGATAAAATTAATACGATTCTATTAAATGGTATCTTGACCCCGATCATTTATATTGATCAGGTAAGAGGTTCATTTCAAAAATATGATCAATTATTGACAATCGTGAATGGTGTAGAGGTAGGATTTGGATTCGTAAACGGATCTATGAACTTTTTAGATGTTGATGATCAGCTCGGAATCAGAACCGTAGGTAATGAGGTTGGTGATATTGTAAATGTCACATCGCCGATAGGGACCGGAGGTACTGCAGTCGTCACAAAGATATCAGAAGATATTGACGGTCAGGTAAAATACGATCTACAAGATGGCGGTTGGGGTTACAGTCTCGAAGAAACAAGATTACTTTCTTCGAATCAGCTCATCCTTTTAGATAATTCGGCTGAAGATTTCGAAATATACGAGAGACTCAGTGACACGAATGGTACATCTGGTGTAGTAACAGGACAAACAACGAGTTATGTTGCTGTCAGAATAGACACTGGTACATCATTCAGTCTGTCATATACCGTAAGTACAGTTGATCGTAATCCAAATATTACTGTACCAGCAGTCAGTTACACAGTTCTCAATAGTTCTGCTCCTGGTAATTTAGAACCAGATACCGGATTATCGACAGACGTTCGAGTAGAATCCATATCTAATTCAGAGACAGTCAGTCTTATCACTGACCTAATTTCTCCATATGTGTCTGTCGCATTAAATGCTGCAGATTATGGAGCAGGTACTCCGATGTCTGGTTCAGCCTCTCCTGTCAATATTAATACCGTACTAGAAGACGCATTTGATTTGCAAGATATTACCATTGGAACTATCGATGCGTTATTAAACGTCAACCCTGGTACTGCCTACACAAATGATGTGAAATCTGTATTGCAAGATTCTTTATTTTCCAGATTCGACCGAAGAGACCAAAATATTATCTTCACCAATTCCGAAGAGGTATTTGATTTTTCAATCGGTAATATCATCACAGAGACAGGAACTGGTAGACAAGGTATCGTGAGGGAGATTAATTCTAACGGCTATCTTCGAATCACACCTTACACCTATTACGGGTTTGACAGCCAAACAAATGATATTCTTAGAGATGGTATTGTCTTATATTCAACGATAAAGTCAGAACAAAATTATGATTCGCCTAAATTGGGTGAAAACGCTGTCATTGCATCTCCTGTAGCATTCGAAATAGGAACGATTGAAGAGGTAGCTGTTCAAGGCTCTGGGTTTGGATATCCCGATGGGACATATGTACAGCTGACAAGACCCTCAGATGGATCGGTTAGAGCAGAGGCAGTGGTAACGTCACAATCACAGGGCACGAATTCTGGTTATTGGTCTAATTTTAATTCTCATATTAATGGATACACGAAAACACTGGCCGAAGACGGCGAAGATTTTTATTACGATTCGCAGAAGAAGGTTCAGGATAGTGATTATCTTCAGGAGTATTCTTATGAGCTTAAGAGTGCCGTCAATCCAGCAGATTACATGCCGGGTCTTCTTGAGAATGTGCATCTTGCCGGTACTAAGGTATTCAATCAATTCTTATTTAAAAACAAAGTAGGTATATCATTAACCTCTAACTTCATTCGATATTTCAATGATGATGGCCAGGGTTCAATTTTCGATACCCAGGATATTAATGCTATTACCTCAGATATTTTAAACTTTACTGTAGATTCTACAATATTGACATCAGATAATGTTAACACAATTTAAAATAAATAACAGATAAAAACTTTTTGGAGATAACATGGCCAAGCAAACAGTCGATATAGGGGCAGTCGCCAATGACGGCACTGGTGATCCTATACGAACAGCGATGCAGAAAATTAATGGTAACTTCACAGAGGTGTATAACTCTTTAGGTGGGGATATCGTTACCAACCTTGTCAACTCAGATGAAGAAATAGAGCTTCTTGGTACAGCAAATAAAATTTCTTTCCTCTACGCATTAGAATCCGAGGTTCTTGCATTAGATCCAGCCGCGCATCACGGAGTCATTGCTCACGCTCATGACACAGGGGCCATGTACTATGCTCATGGGCAGTGGAATAAACTTCTCAGTGATAATTCAGCTGGTAATATAGGTTCATATGTTGATCCTCTTGCACCATTTGTCTACGACGGTACTATTACAAACACAGAAGCGGCCAATTACGTATTACAGACAAATGGAGATGGTACCTATACTTGGGTAACCAATGCTGGTGGCGGTGGTGCTAGTAATTTACCTGATCTCGGCGATGTCACAATCAGCAGTCCGACCAATGGCCAGGTATTAAAATATAATGGATCAGCTTGGATTAATGATACAGATGCCACTGGCGGTGGTGGTGCAAATATCACCGTATCAGATGAAGGATCTTCATTAACGACTAGTCTGGCATCAATCAATTTTGTAGGTGCTGGTGTTGTTGCTTCGACTTCTGGCGATGATGTCACCGTGACAATTGCAGGCGGCGGTGGTGGTGGTACCTTTGCCACACTAACCGAGGTAGATACAGCCGATTTAGATGTTGATGATATTGCGTTACAGGCTGTCAGTAACTTGGTAGTCACTGGACCTGATTCGACACGTTATCTGATTGATCAATACCCAGGTGATAATCCCACAGTCTATGTAGATCGTGGCCAGACGATTGCCTTCAATCTCGATGGTGTTACTGCATCTCACCCATTTAGAATTTTAGATATCGGTGGCGGATCTAATTATAATACAGGATTGGTACACGTTGCTCAAGATGGTACAACAACTACAGGAAGTAATGCTCAAGATAAAACAAGCGGTACACTCTATTGGAAAATCCCAGGTAACGCCCCTGCTGGTACATATGAATATGTTTGTACTGTCCATGCATCGATGAATGGTGATATTGTTGTTCGAGATCCATCCGCCGGTGGTGGTGGAGGTAGTGCAACACGAAACACAGAGGCAGAAACAACGGCATCTATTGCTGACGGAGCTTCTGATAATGTCGAATATGCATCAATCGGTAAGTCCTATGCACTTTATTCGATTCAATCAGATGGTGCAGCTTGGGTTAGAATTTACTCAGATACGGCTGCAAGAACGGCTGACGCTGGAAGAACACAAGGTGTAGATCCTGCAGAAGGTTCTGGTGTAATTGCAGAAGCAGTATTCACCGGAGCCGGAACCGTAAAGATTACTCCTGCAGTATTCGGTTGGTTAGATAATTCAGAAACCGTGGTCCCAGTTGCAATACAAAATAATACTGGTTCTACTGGTACGGTCACGGTAACATTAACTGCTCTCACATTAGAGACCTAATATGTCAGACAAGAAAAGATATGAGGTTGTACTAGCTGAAGGCGTCGATAAAGATGACTTTGTAGCAGAGTTCAGTGGTGTGGTGGACATTCCCAGCACACTGCAATATGTTCCTCGATGTCTTATTATTGATATGACAGATAGCCAAAAAGATGTTTTGGAAGCTGATTCTCGTGTCCAAGAAGTAGATTGGATTTTTAGAGAAGAAAGAAATGTAAAGCATCATGGTTATAATGAAATCACTCAGACAAAAAAGCCAACGGTAGACCAACAATCTGCTTGGAATTCTGTAGATGGCTCGGAATATACCAGTAGCTTTATCTGTTATTCTGCAGGAATAGATACCTCATCTCTCACTGCATCCGGTCAAACTGTTGGAATGTTTTATGATTCTGGCCTGGCTGATGGAGATCAGGAAGATCCAATTGCAATCTCAAACGCTACTATTAAACAAAGCTTTGATGGGTCTACTGTTGATATAGTCATATTGGAACCGGCCGGTAATGAGAACAATACGTTAATGTCGAATAACGCCAGCCATCCCAATTTTTTGAAACCAAGTGATAATAGTTTCAAAATTGTTCCAATGGATTGGAGCTCTTATGATGGTTCTGTAACTGCGTCTGAAAATAATCAGGTATCCAATACAAACTATGTACATGAACATGCTGTTGCGTCTGCTATGGCAGCAGCCGGAACGTGCACCGGCTGGGCAAAGAATTCTGATGTAAGATTGATATATACTACTAATGGCGCGACTGCGGCTGTCAACGCAATAGTGGCTTGGCACATTACCAAACCAATCAATTCAGCCACCGGCCGAAGAAACGCGACAATCATAAACAATTCTTGGGGCTACTTCGCCAGCGGCCAGTTTAATTATTATATTCCGGTTGATCTAATCTCACAATTTATTTGGTATGATAGCGATGGAAATCAAACAACTGTGAACAGACCTGGTGGTGGTTGGGCCAATGATTTCACAGCTTTTCATGCTGGTGGATTTTCATTATGGCAGATAGAAAGGTCTGATGCACCCGGCAATTATTTTTGGTGTGTAAAATCAGGTCAGTCGTCCCGAGCATCTTTTACGTTAGATTTGGCTTGGAATAATTTAAATACATATGAAGGCATATATTCTTTCTGGTCTTCAGGAAATGAACCAAACGTATATAGAGCAGACGACTCCCAGCCGCAATGGAATAATCAGTTATTCACTGACGCTGGGAATATATATGCTATTTCTAATTCACAAGGCGGTTTTTATAATGAAGACTGGACGATAGAAAATAGAGCAACAACTAGCTCATTTTATCCTCATAGAGATCCATATAATCATGAAACCGCAATTGTCGTTGGAGGATGCAACAATTCTGGTTTATATAATACATTTTCCGAGAGCGCTGCTCATGGCCATCTTGTAACTACAACTGCCGAGGTGAAGCGCGCATATAATTCAGTATCTAATTATGGCGATCCGCAGAGCGATGTAAATGGATATGTATGGAGTTTATATGGTGGTACCAGTAATGCATGCCCCCAAGTTGTTGGAGGCGCTGCTTTATTAGTCGAATATTTTTATAATAAGAAAGGTGCATGGCCAACGATAGCAGAGCTTAGGTCTTTAATAGAAGAGGCACAAGATTCTGTGGATTATAATACAATGGTTGAACCTATCTTTGAACCCACAAACCAACCTTTTGATTGGTCTTCAGCTGGTAGTGCCACTTCGATCATGCAGGAAGTTGCTAATATGGTAGAGGGTAATAATGGCCTTAATATTAATAATGTAGGAGATTCAACAGGAGGCAGCGCTGCTTATAAACCTGATCGTGTAAGGTATCAACCTACCAGTCAGTCTGGAGGACCCGGAGAGGATTTTGTATTTTGCAATACAACTCAGGCATACTATGCCACTGTAAACAAAAAACGCTTTGCTTTGCCTTGGCGATATAGGGTGGTGCCAGAATTTGTCAGTGAGCCAGTTCGAACAAACGTATATCAAAGCCGGCCTGTAAGTGGTCAAACATATCCTCGTAGAAAGATTAGACTCGGGTAATAAATAAACATAGAAAAGTAATGTGGAATTCAGATGGCCGAAATATTAACAACAAATTATAAGACCGATGTCCTTCGACGTTTTTACGAAGACATCGAGTCTTCGAATACGTATGTATTTGTTTCAGGGATTGAATTAGGAAGTATCCAGGCCACGAATTCACAGGTAGCCAAAAATTCTTTCCTATCAAAAACATTATTCGGCAAAAAGATCCGTCAGGAAGACGTGCGATATATGATCAAATATATCCCATGGGCCAACGGAGATACATACGTCCAATACGACGATACAGTAGATTTAGAAGATGAACGATTCTATGCCGTGGTAGGGCCCACCAATAACGATACGGGTGACTATCGTGTTTATAAGTGTCTATTTAATAATTATGGCGGTGAGGTATCATCCCCACCTAATTACGATCCCGCGGTAGGAGATCAAATTTATCGTACTGCAGATGGATACGTCTGGAAATACCTATACGCAATCAGTTTAATTGAATTTGAGGCTTATAACGCATTGGGTTATATTCCAATCGTTGGCACATTCGAATCAGATCCAGTTGCGAATACCTCCTTCTTATCATCATTCAGTGATATTTTTATCGAGAATAAAGATATCAATCAAGGCTATGAAGAGATTTTGGCTAATATCGTAGGTGCTGTATCCCCTAACGAGATTCAGGTAACTGGTGCCACTCTTAGAGAAAATGTCAAATATCATGCGAATGATTATTTCATCGGCCAAAGATTAAGGGCAACTACAGTATCCGCAAACACATTTTATTATGAAGTGACGGATTATGAATACGACGAAGGTACACAGAGAGGGATATTTACGGTAACACCAGATCCTCAGCCAGATAATCTAGGCTCTGCGGCCATTGGAATTACTCCCTTTATTACCATTACCGGTGATGGAACTGGTGCATCAGCTGTAGCAGAAGTTGATTCAGGTAGAATAAATAATATTCAGGTGATCACAGCAGGTAGTGGTTATCGAAATGCATCTGCAGTGGTAAAAGATCCTCTGTTTGATTTCGATCCAGAAGATACGGCAACCACAGATGTGAGGGCAGAGATCAGACCAGTATTATCACCACCCGGTGGCCACGGATATAATCTTTTAGATGAATTGAAGTGCAAGCATTTCTTGCTTTATGGATTCATTACGGGTGATGATAACGAGCAGATCGGTGATACAAATACATATAATGGTATTGGTATCGTAAAAGAGCCAGAATTCTTCCCCGATCCAAATGCAAATAATGCTGTCATCGCACAGGAGATATTCGATAATAGAATTGCAGTGACGACAGACGATATTGGTTTTATTACTGCTAATACAATTATTACCCAGATAGATTCGAATAATGAAACCATATTCAGTGGAACAGTACATGAATTAGATTTCACTTCAAACACGGTTTACATAGCACAATATGTCGGGGTCTATCCAAACCAACCTGGTAGTGATATTTCTTTAGATCCAGCATTGCCATTTAGAACAGATACCGGTGTTATCATTACTCCGAATTCACCGGCAGCAAATAACATAGTGACACCACTTTATAAACAACAAACGGGAGAGGTATACTATATCGAAGACTTCTTCCCATTAGAAAGAAATCCTCTTTCACGAGAAGAGTTTAAGATAGTATTCGAATTTTAAGGGACCAGATTAATGCCAATTAATACAAACCTAAATACTGCTCCGTATTTCGACGATTACGATTTAGAGAATCAGTATTATCGTGTTCTATACAAGCCCGGGTTCGCAGTACAGGCTCGAGAGCTCACACAGATGCAGACAATGCTCCAAAATCAAGTGGAGCAATTTGGCGATAATATTTTCAAAGAAGGCAGTATTGTCAAAGGCTGTAACTTCACAAGAATCAATGGTCTTCAGTTCGTAAAGGTCGACGACCTCTCAAACAATATTAATGTCGAAGCATATATTTCAGGCCGCGGAACTGAAACGATCAATGGAATCGAAACAGAGATCGATTACGTATATGTTCTTACTGGTGGTGATACGGGTCTTCAGGCGGAGATCATTTCTGCAGCCCAGGGCTTTGAATCTAGGCCACCCGATTTAAATACCTTTTTCATTCGATATTTAAACCAGACAACAAATAATACGACTGGTCAATTCAATGACGGTGAATCATTAACAATCACCAGATACAAGTATAAGGTCGGCGAGTTGGTTCCACCCGAAGTGAACCCAATCGCTACAGATCTATTATCGATCACAGGACTTCAGGCATCTGATGGTGTTTTGACTCCTGCGACTGGTCCTGCATATGGTCTGCAGGCTGCTCCTGGCATTATCTTCCAAAAGGGACATTTTCTCTTTGCCGATGCACAGACATTGGTCGTAACAAAGTACACTGATATCCCCGACGCTAAGAATGTGGGTTATCGAATCCGTGAGCGTTTGGTTAATGCTCGACAGGATGGATCTTTATACGATAATGCCAACGGTTCACAAAATGAAAATGCGCCGGGTGCTGATCGTCTTAAATTAATTCCAGAATTGGTATCCCTTGATACGCCTATAGCAGAGGCAGATGCATCGTTCTTCTCTCTCGTTCGTTACCAAAATGGAAACGCCGTAACACTTAGAGACGTTTCTCAATATAACGTCATCGGCGAAGAAATGGCACGTCGAACCTATGAAGAATCTGGTAATTACATTCTTCGTAATTTTGATTTAAAAACAGAACGAAAAGAAAACCTGGCGAATACTGCTATCACCGATCTAAGGGTAACAGTAGGATCTGGTACTGCATACGTCAAGGGCTTTAGGGTAGAGAATAAAGGTGAACAGTCTTTTATCTTAGATGATATCGCATCGACTGATGTACTGAATAATCAACCAGTATCTTTGAATTATGGTAGCTGGTATCCTTGTACGTAT